AGTTTATGGCATGCAGGATTATTAATTGAAAGTGCCCATAATCATTTAAAAGATATTACTAAAGCAGTTTATTCTGTGTCCGATGATCCTAATTTGCGTAACCATGAATTACTACCTAGATTTTTTCCTGTACTAAAAGAAGTAAAACCTTTTTTCAAAGAACAACCTCAGGATTTAAGTGCATCTGTATCTCAAATAGAGTTGAACAAAGATCAACTAATAACATGCAATGATGGTCATCCAGGTAGACAATTTCATATAGATTTTTCAGAAGATATGTTTAAGGAACTAAAACTCTACTAAATACTAGTATGAGCAACTTTAACGCAAGTGGTACGGGCGAATTAGTCAAACCGGCATATAAAAAAACAGCATTTAAAAATCAAAAAGAAATTGATGATTTTGTAAAGTGTTGTCATCCTGAAACTGGTTATCTATACTTTATGGATAACTTCTTTTACATTCAGCATCCAACACAAGGTTCAATTCAATATCATCCTTATGAATACCAAGAACGTTTAATCAATACATATCATAACTATAGATACTCTATTGCATTGATGCCTAGACAATCAGGTAAGTCTACATCAGCCGCAGGTTATCTATTATGGTATGCTATGTTTGTACCTGATGCTACGATTCTAATTGCCGCACATAAGTACACAGGTTCACAAGAAATTATGCAACGTATCAGATATGCCTATGAAGCATGTCCTATGCATATTAAAGCAGGTGTGACTACATACAACAAAGGTTCACTAGACTTTGAGAATGGCTCTCGTATTGTGTCAGCAACGACTACAGAGAATACGGGTCGTGGTATGTCTATCACACTTTTATACTTAGATGAGTTTGCATTCGTAAGACCTACAATTGCAGAGCAGTTTTGGACTTCTATTACACCAACACTAGCAACAGGTGGTAAAGCAATCATCACATCTACTCCGAACTCTGACGAAGATCAGTTTGCATTGATTTGGAAAGGCGCAAACAAAAATATTGATGCACAAGGAGAAGAAACAGAACTAGGTGTAAATGGATTTAAACCCTTTAGATCATATTGGAACGAACAACCGGGACGTGATGAAAAGTGGGCAGAAGAGATTAAATCCCAATTGGGTGATGACAGATTTGCACGTGAGATTGGTTGTGAATTCTTAATCGCTGATGAAACACTTATCAATCCAAACACTCTAATTATGATGGAAGGAGTTGAGCCTATTGACCGCATGGGACAAGTACGCTGGTTTCAGAAGCCCAAGAAAGATATGATTTATGTTTTGGGTTTAGATCCATCGTTAGGAACAGGTGGTGACCCTTGTGCAATACAAATCTTCGAAGCAAACACAACAACACAGATAGGCGAGTGGAAAGATAATAAGACTGACATTCCCAAGCAAATTAAAACGCTTTCTCAAATTATAAGTTATATAACAGACATTACTGGCCAGCCTAATAATATCTATTATTCAGTTGAAAACAATTCAATTGGAGAAGCCGCACTCATATCATTGAATGAGTTCGGAGAATCAAATATTCAAGGCATCTTCTTAAGTGAGAAGGGCAAAAGACGTAGAGGATACACAACTACACAGAAAGTTAAACTTTCAGCATGTGCTAAATTTAAAACATTACTTGAAAGTAAGAAAATGACAATACATAGCAGGGGACTTATCAGTGAATTAAAGACATTTGTAGCTTCCGGTGGTAGTTATGCCGCCAAGATAGGGGACAACGATGATTTAATTATGGCATCATTGCTTGTCGTTAGAATCTTACAAGACATTAAAGACTTCCACGGCGATTTGACTGAGCAAATGAGAGACCATGATGAGAAGGTGCCACCGCTACCCTTCTTTGCAGTGATTAACTAAAAGAGATAAATAATACTATGGCAATCGATCAGGAAACATTTAATACACGACTTTATTCGCTTTTAAAGACACGAGGCTATAAGCCCGTACCTAGAGATGTAAACAACGAACGTACTACTCCACAAGATGCAGAAGTATTTGAGTTCACCTTTAAAAAAGGCGATGATACATACGGATTAGCATGGATAACTATCGATCAGGCCAGCAATTTAAAAGTATACTACAATGATGAGCAATCAAATAGTCCAAAAGGCAAGACAAAAGGAGCACCATTCGATGATTCATGGTCTGGTTTCTTAAGGCATTTGAAACAATGGGCTCAATCTAAACAATTATCGTTTGAACTACAAGACGGTGATAGACCAGGAGATGACATGAGACAACGTGAAACCAATAAAAAGAAAGAAAAGATGTCAGAAGGCTATCACGCAGTTAATCAAAAGACATCATACAATGACAATATACCTAACGTAAAAGTTGTTATACAGCATGATAGAGCAGTACAAGAGGGTGAACAACGTTGGAGAAACGTTCACAAAATCTTTGTAGAGAACACAGAAGGCGAAAGATTCGCTGTTCCTACAAGAATGCCAGGCATCGCACGAGTTTATGGTAGACACGTAGCAGAAGGCGGCACTCCTTACGATGATCGTGGTAAGCATATTACTTCATTAGTAGAAGAATACACTCAAATGGCAGGCTTTGTTCGTGCCACTCGCAAAGGACAGTTTAACGAATCAGTTGCACTTCTTATTGCAGAAGGTGTTAATCATCATAAAAAATTAAAAGAATCACTACAAAAGATGCAAAGTCATAGAGGCTACAATGCTTACTTTGAATCTTGGACACCACCTTTAATGGAAGACGATGGTGATTCATCAAGCATTGCAGAGATGTTTGCACAAGAAACAATCGATCCAAGAATCGAAAGTGTTTTACCTATTCTCAACAGACTAAACAGTGGCATCATCAACGAGATTGAAGAAGTCAATGAGTTAGATCAATGGGCTAAAGGCATTACAGAGATCACAGAAGAAGTGGTAGAAGAAAACATCTCTGACAATAAGCCAGATACTATCGATAGCGAAATGGATGCATACTTTGGATCCAAACCAGGTGAATTAGAAGAAGATTCTGGTTGTGCATGTGGATGTGGACCAAAATCTAAATGTACATGTGATGCTAGTTGTCCTAAATGTGATTGTGGAAAAGAAAAATTAGATGAAGTTGCGTCAGACTTTAATCATTTACAAGATGAATTTGACCAATTGATTAGTGATCTTAAGCAAAAGCATCAGTCAGATGAAGCACTACAGGCCGCTATTGAGGCTTTGTTATCACAGTATATTAAAAAGATTAAAGACTTTAAAAATATAGAAAGTGTCGAAAAGCAATATGCCTTAGGCATGGCTGGTAGATTACAAGACTACTTGGAAGATGAGTTTAACGGTAATTATAGCGGATCCAAATTTCAAGGAGATGCATTGAGTGCGGCAGGCCTACAAGCAAAGATGGAACTTGAAAAAGAAAGAAACAAGTCCTCAAGAACTTCCGATAGAGACAAAAGTGCAATAGGTAGAGCAATTGCTGGAGTCATGGGATTAGCAGAATTCCAAGAAAGAGATTATGCTGATGAACGTTGGGAAGATGAACCAGAAAAGTTTAATCCTAAACTAGTTGATAAAAAAACTGGACAAGAAGTTAAATTACCATTTACAACAAAAGACTTCAGAGGTGATGAGGTCATTGTCGTAGGCTTTAATGCTCCAAAACATCAAGCATCAACTGGAAGAATTCACACAGATGATGGCTTTAGTTATTTCCCTTCAGTAGTAGGACTAAAAATTGTTGGACACGAGTTTGATGACAATCTCAATGAAGGCAGAATGAAAGAAATCGTACATGATGCACAAGAAATGGACAAAGAAGAGTTCGAAGAAAAGTACGGAGATGATTACGACTACAATGAAATTAAAAAAGATTATCCACTAGACGAAACAAAGTCAGGCGGAATGGAGTTTGCTGGAAATTATAAAACAGGTTCAGCAGGACAATGGAAGAACACAGGCAAGACTAAAGGAAGACCTGCTAAAGTAGGCGACTTAGTTGGCGCATCAGAAAGTTTTGATCCTATGAGCGAACCAACAGACTCTGAAGAACAATTTGAAGCGGCTATGGCGGCATATGATTCCCATGGCGAAGAAGGTTTAGCAAACGCATTAGGTATGAGCCTTGAAGAGTTTGACCAAGAACTTAACGAATATGGAATGGAGCATGGATTACATCCTGACGATGACAGAGATACTATCATTCACGGTATGGTTGAGCAGATGATTGACAATGCAGATGCAGATCAAATGTCAGAGATGCGTAGACTGTCTGGACTTGAAGAAGCAGGCAAGCCAACTACTAATAGTAAACACAGTAGTGAAAGAGACTTAAAGCAATACGATCCAGCACACGGTCACACTAAACCAGAAGGGGGCAATCCTCAAGTATGTAGTTGTATAACTTCATCTGGTCCAAGCACAGATTGTGCAAAATGTCAAGGTACAGGAGAAATCATTACTCCTAAACGCAAAGACCCTAAAGTCGATGAAGCAGAAAACTCACCAGATGGTAACGTTGGTGCAGATGACGACGGAGCCAACGACAAATACAACCAAGATGCAGAGACAGTTGCTGATCGTAAAAGCATACAAGAAGATGAAGATTTACTTGACATTATTAGAAGTATTAAACTTTAGAGGAAAATAAATGAAAAGATATATATTATTATTTGTCGCATCTTTTGCGATTTATCTAACTTACACAGCCTCTGAATCACAAACATTCAAACCTACGTTTGCTATTGATTACACAGATTGCGGAGAAATAAGTTTTCCATCCTCAGAAGGGTCAGTACAATTTGGTAAGTCAGATGAATCATGTGGTGGCAGAGTTGTCTCTAATGAAGGCTACATTAACATTTCACAGATTCGTTTTACAGCAGACTTGAGCAATGTATCTGGTAACTTTGTTACTAGTACTTTTTATATGGTAAACAATCCAAACAATCCCGGATTAAAGCCTCTCCATGACAACTATTGTGATGCTGGCGGAAACAATCCAACTTGGAACTGCCAAGAAGTTGACTTCTTTGAAGTAAACAACAACGTAGTCTTTCAACACACAATGCATATTGGTGACGGTAGTTCATCTGCCCCACAAAACTTTCAGTTAAGTTATTCAACAACAGACAATCAATGTTTTCAAAACTTGACTCCTTCTGAAGGTCTAGTATCATGGAACGGCATTGACATTAAACAACCTGTAGACTTTGTAGTTGACTTAGATGATTCAGGCATGACTATAACTGTTAAGCAAGGATCAATATCAACTGTTGTATACACGATGGGTCAAGGCTTTCCAGGAACAGATATCTTCACAGATGATCAAATCAAACGTTGGGCAGAAGGTAGAGCCCAAGGCTATTGGTTAAACTTAAGTCGTTGGCAAGATGCGAACGATCCTTGGTCTCCTGGTTCAAAGCAAAACTTATATGATTGGAGTTGTCCATGGGGTAACGTTTGTAAAGCAACAGAAGCAGATTACTTCAAAGTATACGATGTTGAAGTAGACGCAGAAGACACTATTAATTGAGAATAATATTATGGATAAGATTTTAGGAATTTTCAGTTTCATTAAAGGTTGGGTAAGTGCAAGATTAAAAGAAAGAACATCTTGGGACGGAGCCGCTTTAATTACAGCAGGCGTATGTTTCTTAATGTTTAAGGGTATTGCAACACTAGTTGCTTATGCCGCTATAGCATACGGTGCGTGGACATTATGGAAAGAAGAATACAAAGGCTAATCAGTCTATTTGCAATTTGCTTTTTAGTAAGTTGTGCTACAGTCGAAGACACAGGTCCTACAGAAATGCAGGGCGAACCAGTCAACATCGTCCTTAAGGGACAAAAAGAAATGTGTGAAAGAGAACCTGAATCTATTCTTTGCAAAGAGGAAGAAGTAGATGAGTAAGGATATCGCAAAGAAAGTTCATGCATTAGTCGAAAGTAAATTCACATACCTACATGATGACAAACAATACATGCAAGCCGAACACTGGACTAGTCATGCAGACGCAGTTTTAGCAGGTGAACAATTCAAAGATGATTGTGATGGCTTTGCTAATACATGTGCAGAGTTATTAATCAAAGAAGGCATTGACAAGAAAGATGTATCTGTGATATACTGTGTCACAGAAGAAGGCGAAGATCATTTAGTATGCGGTGTTGCTGTAGACGGCAAAACGTACATATTAGAAAACAGATATAGCAATCCTTATGATTGGAAAGACAAACCAAAGTACGATTTCAAATACTTTATGAAGTTTGACGATCCTGGACAGTGGTTCAAAGTTAGCAATTAATCAGTTGAAAAATAGAATCCAACGTCAGCCAGGCCTTGTGTTAAATATTGTTGGCACAGACTATGCATATATTATGATTGCAAAAAACGCATCTAAATGGATGGAAGATGTGTTAGAATCATCTTCAAGTCAAATAAACTTTACAAATGTTTCTTCCCTGAATTCAAAAAAGTATATAGTTATATTACGAGATCCAATTGATCGTTGGTGTTCAGGGATTACTCAATATCTACATGGCGAAGAAGTACTCAGGGACTTAAAAGATAGAAACGTATTAGATTTATTGTTCAGTCAAGTACATTTTGATTGGCACACAGTTCCTCAGGTTAAATTCTTAGAGGGAATAAATACTGATGATTGTGTATTTTTTAAAATGGATAGTTACCTTACCAATACAAATAGACTCTCAAATTTTCAAAATAAAGTCATAGACTTTTTAGAGACTGAGTTAGAATTAGATTTAAGTAAAAGTAATATAATCCCTTTTAAATTAATGGAGAATGACGCAGGACAAAATGCTCAGTATTTTACTAAACACAGAATACATTTTGAGATACAAACGAATCCAAGATACATGGAACAAATTAAGGCATATTATGCCGAAGATATTAAATTATATAACCAATAGGAAAAATGGCAGACAAGAAAAAGAAACAATCGAAAGTATATATGATACCTGAAAGTGAGACTAGAAACTCTCACACATATCACTACACAGCAATTAAAACAAAAAACTTAACTATTAGTAATCAGAAGTTAAGATTCAAAAAGTACAACCCAGTTAAAAGAATACATGAATGGTTTGTGGAAGCAAAACTACCCCCACATACCAAATAGCCTATTGTTTACTGCTAAATGCTTTTCCTGCTTCAGCAATACCAAATGATCCTAGTGTTACAACAACAAACGATGTATAGATAAAGTCTGATATGACTAAATCTGTGCCGTCTAATCCTGTCACTAAGTCTACTACACCAAACGCCACCATCATAAAGAACGATGCAAAGCCAATGATTGATTTTTCATTGATTTTGTTGTCGTCCATAAATAGGCCACTAATAGTAAACTTTTCTTTTGGTTTCACTTCATGGGAAACTTTTCTTAAGTCTTTGGTCAATGCTTCCATCTCTTTGATTTTGTCATTAGCCTCATCTAATTTTAAAAGTAGATCAGTGTACTTGTCTAAATCTAAGTTATGAACGACTCCATCGCCGCCTTCGATTGTGATGTTTTCTTCAGTCATTGCATATGCTCCTGTGCAAAATATTTTCAGAGCATCGGCCGGCTATAAATAATATAGCAAATGAGATTTCGGGTGGCTCCTTAAGTTAGTAATAATGGTTCGCACTAGTATTTATTGCTTGGGGTAAAAAAGTACCCGATTTTTCATCTGCACTAAGTTTTTATTCTTTTGGGTACATTAGTGATAAATACTTATTGACATAGGAAGATATTAGTGTATAATAGATTCATGTGTCAAAAATTGTTTTTAACAAAAACTACACTAGTGAGACTTCGGTCTTGCGACAACTAAACGAAAGCTAAAATTAAAGCACATTATAGGAGAAACAATATGGCAAGTCTAGCTGACATCCGTGCCCGTCTCGCGGCACAAGAAAATAAATCGACAGGTAATAATTACCCACAATCTGATGGAGCGATCTATCCGCATTGGAAAATGGACGAAGGTGCATTAGCATCTATGCGTTTCTTGCCCGATGCTGATACAGGGAACTCTTTCTTTTGGATTGAAAGACAAGTCATCAAACTACCATTCAATGGTGTTAAAGGTGATATAAACTCAAAACAAGTAACTGTTCAAGTTCCTTGCGTAGAGATGTTTGGGGAAAATTGTCCTGTACTAGCGGAAGTTCGTCCTTGGTACAAAGACGAAACTCTAAAAGAAATGGCTAACAAATACTGGAAGAAGAGAAGTTATCTCTTTCAAGGCTTTGTACGTCAAAACCCTATCGGTGAAGATGAAACACCTGCGAACCCAATTCGTAGATTTGTTATCTCTCCACAAATCTTTACTCTTATCAAAGCATCATTGATGGATCCAGAAATGGAAGAGTTACCAACTGATTACGTTCGTGGACTTGATTTCAACATTAAGAAAACGACTAAAGGTCAGTATGCTGATTACTCAACATCAAATTGGTCACGTAAAGAATCTGCATTGACTGAAGTAGAACAAGCGGCTATTGAAGCACATGGTCTATTCAATCTAGCAGACTTCTTACCTAAGAAGCCAAGTGAAGCAGAACTCAGGGTCATCAAAGAAATGTTCGAAGCATCTGTAGATGGTCGTCCATACGATGTTGACAAATGGGGTGCATACTATCGTCCATACGGTATTCAAGCACCAGCGAGTGCGTCACAAGAAACTGCTAAACCAGCAGAGTCTGTAGCGACACCAGCACCAGCGGCACCTGCTCCCGTAGCAGAAGCGGCACCTGAGGCAACTCCTGCTCCCGTAGCAGAAGCGGCATCTACAGATACATCTAGCGATAAAGCACAGGACATTCTAGCAATGATTCGTGCAAGACAGAACAATAGCTAGTAGGTTGATAACGGGAGAGTGAAATACCTCTCCCTATTTTGATAGGAGAATTATAATGACCATACCAACAGAAAGGTATAGAGCCCTCAAACAAGGTACTAAATTATTAGAAGAACTATGTGACCCTGGCAAAACGCCTAGGGTTCCCAGTCTCATTAGAGACAGGGCAAGAAGCATATTAAGGCATTTTCCACACGATTTAGAAATTGACGAAATCGCAGAAAGTTGCCCAGATATAGTTGACAAACCTTCTAATTCTGATAGAATCATTAACAAACAATCAATACGATAGGAGTATATTTTGGCTAAACCATTTGATGTGTCTAAATTTAGAAAAGACATAACAAAATCCATCGACGGCTTGTCGATAGGTTTTAATGATCCAACTGACTGGATCTCAACAGGTTCTTATGCATTGAACTATCTTATCAGCGGAGACTTTAATAAAGGAGTCCCTCTAGGTAAGGTAACCGTTTTTGCAGGAGAATCAGGAGCAGGCAAATCTTATTTTGCCGCAGGCAACATTGTTAAATCAGCACAAGATCAGGGTATCTTTGTAGTCTTAATTGACACAGAGAATGCACTTGATGAAGCATGGTTACATGCACTTGGTGTGGACACTTCAGAAGAAAAACTTCTTAAGTTAAGCATGAGTATGATTGATGATGTAGCAAAAACAATATCAACCTTTATGAAAGATTATAAAGCAATGGAAGACGGTGAACGTCCTAAAGTGTTATTTGTAATTGACTCATTAGGTATGATGTTGACACCAACCGATGTCGATCAATTCGACAAAGGTGACATGAAAGGTGACATGGGTCGTAAGCCCAAAGCACTGACATCATTAGTCAGAAACTCTGTTAACATGTTCGGAAGTTATAACGTTGGACTTGTCGCAACTAATCATACATATGCATCACAAGATATGTTTGACCCAGATGATAAAATATCAGGTGGTCAAGGCTTTATCTATGCATCAAGTATCGTAGTTGCTATGAAGAAAATGAAACTTAAAGAGGATGCAGACGGCAACAAAATTTCTGATGTAAGAGGTATTCGTGCAGGCTGTAAAGTAATGAAGACTCGTTATGCAAAACCTTTCGAGGGTGTGCAAGTGAAGATTCCTTACGAGACTGGTATGAATCCTTACAGTGGACTAGTAGACTTGTTTGAGAAAGCAGGAATTCTAGTTAAAGAAGGTAATCGTTTGAAGTATATCGCACAAGATGGTACTGAGATTAAGCAATTTAGAAAGCCTTGGGAAGCAAATGCTGAAGGTTGTTTGGATTTAGTAATGACTGAATACTCTGATGTTAAAGAGGCACTCGATAAGTTAAATAACGAGGAAGCACTTAAACTTGAAGAGGAAGAGGTATAATGAATTTAAATGACTTAGCAACGGTCTGGCATCTGATCAGACCAAGTATAGAAGACGGCGACCCAAAAGAGGCCGCAGACCTTCTAGTAAATCATCTTACTGATGATGGCATGTCTGCAACAGAAATCAAAAAAGCATTTGGTAACGATGAAGAAATCATTGAAGCCTTATCGTACTTTTCTGATGAAGATGTAGATGCCATCGAAGAAGATGAAGATACTATTGATACCGAGGACGACTGGGATTAAACTAATGACTGTAATGAAGCCAATGGCAAGTGACTTTACTGACTTAAAGAAGTATGTTAAAGAAATGCAGGCGTATTATGTATCACGTGGAAAGTCACCTTATAAAGTGGCACTCCATGTTTACAAGGAAGCAGGTATCTATTCTATTCAGGATTTGTTAGATCATAGAACAAACAATCCTTGGAGTAGAGTCGATCTATGAATTGGTACACCCGCATAAGCCATGACTTGGCAGTCATACCTGACTTTATTGCTCACTATGAAAATGAGTTGATAGGGTCTAAGGTAGATGTTAGAGTGACTGGATTAGTTGAAAGACAGATTACAGCACTCCCAGGCATAACAGAACATCGTTTCAATCAATTACAAGAGATTGAAGCGGTGCTCAATTTGCTTAACATCAAACTACGTAAAATACGTAGAGGATACTTTCAGAAGTACTTAGAGAAGTATCAACGAGCATTAACCTCACGTGATGCTGAGAAGTATGTAGATGGTGAAGATGAAGTCATAGACTTTGAATATCTAATCAATGAAGTAGCCCTGCTTAGAAACAAGTATTTGGGTATAATGAAAGGATTAGATGCAAAACAATGGCAAATGGGTCATATTGTCCGTCTCAGAACTGCTGGAATGGAAGATATTACAGTAGATTAATCGTAAGTCATTGATTTTACAAGGCAAATAATTGTAAAATAAATAAAATAATGCTTGACTTTGGTACCAAAACCCCGTATAATACATGTATGTTAAATCAAAAAGCAACTAAAATTATTTCAATTATTTTTGCCCAAAGGCTTGACATTGCTACTCAACGGTAGTATAATAGAATCTTACACACTGACACTGAGGTAAAATATATGTCTACAATTAATGTAAAATACGGAACTTACAGGAACCAACCTGTAGTTGATCAACAATTCACTCTCGTTAAAGGCTTCACAGAAGGCAAACGTGGTGGATATATCACTGTTAAAAACGAGGGACAATTTCCTCAGTTTAACATTGCGAATGTAAAAATTCAATTAAACAACATCAATGATGTTCAATGGGGAACGGAGAATCCTATCATGGGCGATTCAACAATTGCTTTTCAACCTGCTGTAGTAGAGTCTGATGCTGATGCAATGGACAGAATCAAAACTAGATTTGATATCTTAGACGATATGGCTAAGGCTACAATCGGTGGCGATATTAGAGCAATGATTGTAAGTGGCCCTCCAGGCGTAGGCAAGTCTTACGGTGTTGAGCAACAAATGGAGAAGGCTTCATTGTTCGATCAACTGACTAACAGCAGGACTCGTTACGAGGTTGTCAAAGGTGCAATGACTGCTCTAGGCTTATACGCAGTTCTTTACAAGTACTCAGATGCTAAAAACGTTTTAGTGTTTGACGATTGTGACTCTGTATTTGCTGACGATCTTGCCCTTAACATTCTCAAGGCGGCACTTGACTCAGGCAAGTCTAGGAAGATTTGTTGGAACTCAGACTCAAGTCTGTTAAACAGAGAAGGCATTCCAAACTCATTTGAGTTCAAAGGTAGTGCAATCTTTATTACTAACTTGAAGTTTGAAAACATCAAGTCTAAGAAGTTACAAGATCACTTAGAGGCTTTACAGTCTAGGTGTCACTTCTTGGATCTTACTATCGACAATGACCGTGACAAGATGTTACGAATCAAGCAAGTTGATAGAGACTGTACAGATGGATTGTTCGGTGACTACAATTTTGAGAATGGTGAAGGCGACTTGATATTTGCTTTCATGGAAGAGAACGCACACAAGTTAAGAGAAGTCTCAATGAGAATGGCTCTTAAGATTGCTGACTTGTTTAAGATCCAAAAGAATGACAACTGGAAGATGTTAGCAGAATCAACGTGTATGCGTAGAGTTTAAACTCTGTGTCAGGAGTTAGGGGCGGCTTAGGTCGTCCCTTTTTTATTACCAAATAAATTGATAATAAGTTATAGGAAGTGTATAATAAAAACATGTATCAGATTGAATTACAAAACAAAGAACATATTATCTATTGGATGTTACAACATGGCAATGTTCGATTGAGTCATTATGACCATTCTTTTTTGTCTAGCATGATGCAACTTGTACATGAGAAAAAAAACATAACTGAAAATCAATCCAATCTATTAACTAGACTAATAACAAAATACCAACATCAATTATCACAGTCTGGCTTCCAACAACCATACTTACATAGTTTAGAATGGAAGTCAAAAATTATTCCAAGTCTTCCTGAGTTTACACGAGCCAGACTTAGTTACAATAAAGAAGAAAACCTTTTGGTATTTAAGGTTCCTTTTAAAAAGGATTTTATCAATGGCTTTAGACGTATCATGCTTGGGGTGTTAGAAAACTATCATTATCCTGACGATACAATATGGAAGTGGAACAAAGAAAAGAAACGTTATGAAGCACCAGCATCTACCCACGCATTGAAAATAGCATATAAAGTCTTGCCTAAGTATTTTGAAACTATCTATCAGGGCGAAGTCAAAGAAGTAATAGAACAACTAGAAGCAATGGAAAAACAGACATGGGATCCTACACTTGTAGAAAACGATGGAGTGTATTCTATTGCTGGAAGCAATGACTCACTTGACAGTATATTTAAAGATGTCAACCTAAATACAGAGCCAAAGACTCTTGCTAATTTAGCATATCATGGTGTTGCAATTGACAGCAATATAACAAACGAGGTTCCTCGTTTAGAATTCTTTGCACAATATGCGCCTGAAGTAGACATTGATCACTTAGAAGAATTTGTGTCATGGCTAAAAGAAATAGACTGTAAAACAGTTGTAGTAACCAGAGGCTTGAATCTGGATAATATAAAGTCAATGTCTTTAAAGAATTCAACGGATAGAGTCAGACATAGACAAATTGACATAACCACAATAGCAAAAGAAATACGTAGAGTATTTGATGAAAACGATATTGAAATTATTAACGGAGGGAAATCTAACCTACTAAACGATGCTAAGGACATCACTAAAGAGATGGTACTGTTGAGATACAGTTCGACAAAAGAACAGCCACAGATTGTTGGTGGCGCTATAAAAAATATACAAATTATAAACAGGAGACCTATAGATATAGTATGAAAAATAAAATAGCATTGGCATTATCGTTGTGTTTAACAACAGCAGTATATGCACAAGAAATAGAAGAAATCGTTGTAGTAGGAACTACAACATATGAAGCAGAGTCGGACCCTTCGACTGACGTTAATATATTAGAAACAATTATACCCGAAGCAACTCAAGCAGGTGGTTATGGTTCTTTTTCTGGTTACACAGAAAGAGGAACACAAACAGTACATACAAGTGTATACAGAAATGGAGTTCCAGCAAATGATGCAGGCTCTGGATGGTATGACTTTGGACATGATTTTGCAACAGGAAACGAAACAATTAAAGTTGTTAACGGAGTCAACAGTGTACTATATGGTTCAGGTAGTTTAGGTGGAACAGTCTTTATTAAAGACGATCTTTCAAAAGATCAATCTACTTTAAGACTAGGACCTCAACATACATTCGTTACACACACAGGTAAAGGTTTAAACTTTACATACTTTGATGTTAACAATGATAGTGTTAGATCAGACAATGATGAGACTGACGGCTACACAAACATGACTGCTAGAGGTCAATTTGATACAGGCGAGTTCACTACGAACATTTCAGCAACATCATATGACTATGACTATGACAACTGTTATACCGCAAGTTTCTCACAATCAAATGATTGTTCTCAGTTAGGTTCAAAAGGAAGTTTATCAGTAAGAAATGATAACTACACGTTTGGTTATTCTTTTAACGATGCAAAATATAAAACTGAAGGCGTAGAAACTTATTCTTCAGATGCTGAAAGAGCATTTGTAGATACAAGGCACACAGTTGGTAACAATCTCTATGGTGCAACAGTTGAATATGAAAAGTATGAAGGTATGTCGCAAGACTCTATCTCTGTGTATGCATTGCTGAACTACGAGCCTATTAACATAGGTCTACGTTTAAGTGAAGATGCATTTGTTTATCGTATTGGATCATCAAAGGGAGATTTCTTTTCAAGTTTCGGTACATCATATCGTAACCCAACTCTATATGAGTTAAATGGTGATGCATGGACTGCACCTAATCCTGGACTAGACCCTGAGGAAGCAACAGGTGTTGAATTTGGTTATAAAAATATAACTGTATTTAAATACAAATTTTCAGAAGGCATCGACTATAGTTTTGCATCATCACAGTTTGTTAACACTGGCAAATATGATACTGAAGGTGTGAGACTGACTGGAACAAAAGGTGTTGATTGGATGGACACAGACTTTGGTTATGAGTTTGGCTATACTAACTCAGATCAACCTAGAGTTGCAAAGTATAAAGCAATCATATCATCTGTATCTTATGTAGACAACTATGTATTGTCATTCACATACACTGGACTATTCGATAGAAAGCCTGGACCGTATGATGGAACAGAAATGCTTGATGATGTAAGTTCAATCGATTACAAGATCGAATCAGAAATTGCACCTAACTACTTGCTATCTGCTACAGTAAGAGATATACTAGATAGAAGATTTGAATTCAACCCTGGATATAACTCAGGTGGTATTGAATTCTTTATAACACTACAATACAGGCCGTAATCGAATGCCAGGAACTGCAACACTACAAATTAAAGATGAAGTCAATCTAAAGATTGCCGGACTTGAATTAGATGCTCGTAGGGCACTGATGAAAAAGTTTGAGTATGAGGTTCCTGGTGCACGTTACATGCCCAGTGTTAAACTAGGTAGATGGAACGGCAAGGTTAGTTATTGTAGCCTTGCTGGTTCCACATTTATTAATTTATTACCTCAAATTATTCCTATCTTGGAAGAACTCAATTACACGATTGAGTTAGAAGATATGAGGGAATACAATAACACATTTGATTTTGATGAAATTACCACTAACACATTTGAAGATGTTAAGTGGCCCACAGGACATGTCTGCGAAGGACAATCCATCGAACTGAGAGACTATCAAGTAGAAGTTATCAATCAGTTCTTAGCAAACCCTCAGTCGATACAAGAGGTCGCTACAGGGGCAGGTAAAACGATTATGACAGCCGCTCTGAGTAAGAGCATAGAGTTCTATGGTCGTAGTATCGTTATCGTTCCTAACAAAAGTCTCGTCACACAAACCGAAGAAGATTACATAAATCTAGGATTAGATGTTGGTGTTTATTACGGTGATCGTAAAGAATACTTTAAGCAACATACAATTTGCACATGGCAATCCTTGAACATCCTTTTAAAAAATACCAAGAGAGGAGAGGCCGACTGCACTATCGATGAATTCATTGAAGGTGTTGTTTGCGTAATGGTAGATGAAGTACACATGGCTAAAGCAGATGCATTGAAGGCACTGTTAACAGGCGTCATGTCACATGTTCCCATACGATGGGGACTGACTGGTACTGTTCCCAAAGCAGAATATGAAAGAATGGCATTGGAAGTAAGTTTAGGTCCAGTCACTAATAAACTATCTGCAAAAGAATTACAAGATCAAGGTGTCTTAAGTAAATGTCATGTGAACATTGTACAATTACAAGACGACCAAGAGTTTAGTAATTATCAAGCAGAACTAAAACACTTACTCTCAGATTCTAAACGATTAGATAAGTTGGCAGAGTTAGTAGATAAAATAAAAGAAACAGGTAATACACTTGTCTTGGTTGATCGTATCAATGCAGGACATGCACTTGTAGAACGACTAGATGATGCAGTATTTGTATCAGGAGGCATGAAAGTCAATGACAGAAAAGAAGAATATGATGAGGTATCCACTGCTACTAATAAAGTTATCATTGCTACTTATGGCGTGGCTAGTACTGGTATTAACATTCCTAGGATTTTTAATCTTGTACTCATTGAACCAGGTAAAAGTTTTGTTCGTGTCATACAGTCTATCGGTCGTGGCATTCGTAAAGCAGACGATAAAGACTTTGTTCAAATCTGGGACTTAACAAGTTCATGCAGATTTGCTAAACGACATTTAACTTCTCGTAAGGCATTTTACAAAGAAGCAAACTATCCGTTTGCAATAGAAAAATTAAAATATTGAAGTTACCATTTAAATTGAAAATAACATACAGAGGAGTTATAATAAAGACATGAAAATATTAACACTAGACAACCAGGCATACGATTTAGAAACACTACCAGATGAGGTAGATGATTTACGATTTGCTATCTTAGATAACTCTAACCCTCTGAATGTAGACTATCATTACATTCCACTCATCTTTTTAGAGTCATTCAATGCACCCGCGGTTGTATTAGAAATAGGAAACAAAACAATTAAGATGCCTGTTGATTGGCAAGTATTAATTGGGCATGAAGAACATGGTGACTTAGAGACTATTCCATTGTCTAGTTTGAACGACAGAGGTTTTACAGTGTTTGCATTCAATCCACTAACATCATTCTCGCCTAGTTTTTTAGATATTGAAATTGTTGATATCTATTCAGACGTAACATGGTATGCGCCTAGACTACGTAACGGACAATTCTTATGTGTCCCTATCGAAGATGGTCCAAAGCCTAGATGTGTTTACTTTGTTAAAGAGATCAGTCGTAATTGTGAAATCGTAGACTATGCACAAGCGTTTTGATCATTGGAAGAATGTATGTAGATTACATTGGAAAGAAATAGTCACACTATCTATTGCATTGCACTGGATAGTTGATTTGTTTATAATAGGTCCTATCTTTGCGGCAATAGGATGGTTTGCGAGAGGTTACTTTGGCTAGAGCAAAAACACCAACAGATGAGAAGTTTGAAAAGCAAGACTTCAACTTGTTCGAGGCAATTACTGCAATCGACAAAAAAGACTATGGCTACTATGATCGACTAACTCCTGAACAACAACGAAAGTTTGTTCCTTTTATGATGATCAATTGGATTAGTGTAGTTAAAGGCAAAAAAGAATTGGCACAGTATTATTTACAAAGTGTTGATCATCATGCAAATAAATATCTATTCAATGAGAATGTTTCTAAGCATCCTAAACTACAATGGTTGATGCTATGTGCGGCAAGCCCAGGGATAGGCAAACAGTTTCATGCTTGGATACCGCAGATCAAGCAGGGCGTGGCTAAACTAAAAGATAAAGCAAAGCCAAAAGACATAAAGGATTATTATAAAAAGATATATCCACAATTATCAGCAGGTGAACTGACTGAGATAGCAAAATTATTTTGTGAACAACATGATCGCAAAATGTATCTTGCAGAAAAATATCCTAATTTAAAATTTGATGAGGTGGAATTACTAAGTGACATTATTACAGATTCAGAAATCGAAGAATATGAAAAAGAACTCGGCAACTAAATCAGAATTTGGTTGCGATTTTTGTGGCAGGAGTTTTATAAGAGAAACTACAATGGCCAAGCATATCTGTGAAAACAAACGCAGATGGCAAGACAAAGATTTAAAAGGTAATCGCATTGCATTTCATGCTTGGATAAATTTCTATGCAAAACATACTCCAACAAAGAAACAAAAAACATATTTAGACTTTATTAAAAGCAGTTATTATCTGGCCTTTGTTAAGTTTGGTCATTACTGTGTAAATGTCAATGCAATTAACATTGGTCGATATGCTGATTGGTTGTTATCAAATCAAATTAAAATTGACAAATGGATAAGTGATACTAACTACACTAAGTTTATCATTGAGTATCTTAGAGAAGAAGATCCTTTAGATGCAATTGCTCGTAGTATTGAAACTATGATTAAGATTTCTAGTGATGAAAAAATAGAAAACAAAGATGCCTTACGATATGGTCCAGTGAACAGAATTTGTTATGAGATATCTAAAGGAAAGGTTTCTCCATGGATACTGTATCAATCAGAATCTGGTCTAGGGTTTCTAGCATCAATGGATGAAACACAACAGCAAATGGTTTTAGATTACATCGATCCTGAACGTTGGGCTATCAAGTTTAAAAGAGATGCACATAGAATTGCAGAAGTCAAAGAGTTGTTGTCTCAGGCTGGATTCTAATGAAAGAGTTAGATTTACAGTTTCACAAGTTAGATGGACGATTTAAAGGGAATGAGATGTTCACATGGATGTGTACTACTATTATCAAACCACAGTATGAACGTTTCACTCCCAGGCCAATGGCACAATCAGATTTAGCAAAGATTATTAAGTTTAATCAATTACGTGACTGGTGTTGGGATACATGGGGACCTAGTTGTGATTTAAAAGATTATGACAGAATACATGAACTCTCTCACCACGTAAGCCTAGCACAATATAATGACAGTACACACAATCAACTCAACGAACATTGGTGTTGGTCTAATGAAGAAGACCACAGACAAAAAAGAATCTATATAGCCACAGATAAAGAACGTATGTGGTTAGAAACGAGGTGGCGATGAAAGATCCTATCTATTGTGCTTTGGCATTTGGCTCAGCCTCAATAGATGGTGGCGGGTATAAGTCTTGTTGTAATCTTGTAAATACAGGTGGTGTAGAAAAAAAACCATATGCAGATAATTTAAATCATAACAATCTTATTGAGATAAGAAAACAACTTAAAAAAGGCGACTGGCCTAGTGATTGTAAAAACTGTTTAGACTCTGAAAAAGTATCAGGCACGTCTATGCGTACTATATGGAATGTTGCTTTACAAGACTATGATATTCCTATGAACATTGAGGTTGATCCTAATGATGTTCACTTCTTAGATTTAACCTTTAGTAACAAATGTAACTCAAAATGTATTACATGTAATCCTTATTCCTCTGACCAATGGGGAAAGGAATATAATACCATATGGAAGATCGAATCTGAAGAAGATAACCATTTAAAAATAAACATAACAAAAGATCAGACACTTGATATCTATACTTTATTTCCAAATTTAAAACGTATTGCATTTGTTGGTGGCGAACCTACTATCATGGAAGAACATGAACTGTTCTGTAAGCAATTGATTGAAGGAGATAGAGCAAAGAACATAATATTATCATATGTGACTAATCTAACTTCTATCACACAAGACCTCATTGACGTTTGGTCGCACTTTAAAGGAGTGCATATCAGTTTATCAATCGATGGCTATGGCAAGGTAAACGATTACATACGTTATCCATTCAAATGGGATAAGATAGAAAAGAATACACGAAAGTTATTTGACTTACAGAAAAAGGAACCTGAAAGATACAGTTTAAACTTAAGTCATACTGTTAGTATATTCAATATTATACAGTCACCCAAACTAATTGAATGGTGGAGCGATTTATGTGAGGAATATGGTTGTCCACGTGATGTACGTCCTGGAATATTTTTAAACAGAGTAACAGAACCTGTTTGGTGTAAGACTAATGTTGTTTCACTTGAATATAGACAACAAGCCATCGAAGCAGTAGAACAATTAAAATCTAAGATTGCTACATTTAATGTAGATCAACTTGATATCTTACATGCATGGCTTGTCGAGCCACAATCTGTTAGTGTGTGGACAATTAGAAATCTACATCAATTAATAACAGGATCAGATGAGTACAGAAACAGAGACTTAAATAATTATATTCCGGAACTAGCGGAGGAACTAAAAAACAATATGTTTAGAAGTGTAAACAGTGAAATACAACATGAAGGTAAAGGGTTTGACATGGTACGTGATATCATTCCTACTGAAATTATAGACAATATCAACGACAGAAAAGATGAACTCTATCCTGTCAGAGTGTCAACACATAAAAAGCAATATGCAGAAGGCAAAGATTGTGAAAAACTAAAGTCTAAGGGTATCGCTGTATGGTGGTCACAACTTACTGATGATTGGAAAGAAGTCAAAGCAATACATGACATCATCTACCCTGAGATAAAAGTACACTTACCAGACTGTGAATTTTATGCAAGTGACATTGTGACTATCAATGGACCCAGTCGATGGTGCGGTCCTCATATAGATACCCCACATAGATTTCCAAAGTACAATATGAGAAGTGACAATGATGTCTATGGTGTACAAGTTATTATTCCTCTGGATGACTTAGATAAAGACACAGGAGCAACTGGAGTTATACCTTATAGTCATCAATCAGATTGGGACATACAAGCCTGTTATGAGGGTGTACATGATGAATACTTCAAGTTACATGCAGAACAATATGACATGCCTAAAGGATCGATTTTGTTTTACAATACTCGTTTATTACATTCAACAATGCCCTTGCATTTACCCAAAAAGCGATCAATACTGTTGATTAATTACCTCAGAAGTGATATAATACAAGAAGTAAAATTAAAAGATAACGTGTGGAGTAGTAATGGCAAATGATGTGATGATAGATATGGAGACGTTGAGTACTCAACCTAACTGTGTCATATTAACAATTGGAGCAGTACGATTCGACCCTAAAGGCAGTGGTGTTGTAGAACGATTAGAAATCAGACCCACAATAGATGAACAAACAGAAGAGTTTGATAGACACATTGACCCTGAAACTTTAGAGTGGTGGGGCAAACAATCAGAGGATGCAATAAATGAAGCAATGGGCGACCAGGGTAGAGTATCATTTAAAGATGCTATGGATCAACTCTACAAATTTTGTTGGAACCGCAGAGCAATTTGGGCTAATGGTTCTATTTTTGATGTTGTTATCGCTGAAAATGCTTTCACTCAGTTAGGCATGTCTAATCCATGGCGTTTCTGGTCAGTAAGAGATTGTAGAACAATCTATGATCTAACTAATGTCTCACTTAAAGACGGAGCCGCAGTAACATCACACAAGGCTGTAGAAGATGCAGAGCATCAAGCAATCGTTGTGCAAAGAGGATATAAAAAATTAATAGAAGCAGGGATTCAAGTTTGATAGATTCGGATATTGATATAGATTTTGGAGACAGAGATAAAATTCTGGCTTTAATCAATCATATCCCAGCCGCAATGCGTAACGTAGAACCTATTAGAAAGCACCCTACGGGCGTTTATATCACAGAGGCACCCTATGACCCTATCAATGACATGTGTTCACTAGATTACAAAGAAGCAGATGCAAGAGGGTACTTTAAACTTGATTTGCTTAATGTGAACATCTATAGTAGAGTACATAATGAAATGCATTTAGTACAATTAATGGGAGATCCTGATTGGAGTAAATTAAAAGACAAAGCATTTGTCGAACAGTTAATTCACTTGGGAAAACAATTCGATACATTACAACAGATGCCTGAAGATATTAATTCTATCCCTAGACTTGCTATGTTCTTAGCAGTTATGAGACCAGGCAAGAAACATTTAATAGGAAAGACATTTAAAGAAATAAGTACTAGTGTGTGGGAAAATGTAGACGAAGGATATACATTCAAAAAATCACATGCCATAGCATACGCACAGTTAGTTGTGGTACACATGAATTTATTAGGAGCATAATATGGGACAGTATGATAACGTAGTAGAAAGGCAGAGGATAATACTAGAGGCTGAAGAATGGGCAAAAGGTGTTAAATCTGTACATGCCCATCCTTTTACATCACTGTGGTATGAAACACGTCCAGATAGATCAGGTGATGAACTACGAGTACTAGATGTTGAATTTAACGATGGTGTTATTGAAAGAGAGTATATTCTTACTGGAGAGAAAGAAATAATAGGCGAACATCTTACAGGTACTGCATTACATAATGAATACCTG